CCACAGCGGCTACCCGTCGAATTCCGTAACGCTGATTACGGAAAAGATCATTCAGTTAATGTGTTTCGACGCGAAAGAACCGAACAACAGCAACAGCGACCGGAAACAATACGGCAATAACCGCTATCAGCATTCAAACATTCTGCAATGGCTGAACAGCAACGCAACGGCGGGCGCATGGTACAGCGCAAAGCACAGCGCGGACGCGCCGCCCACAAACGCGAACGTATGGAACAATTACAACGAATACGACGCGTGGGCGGGCTTCCTTGCTATGCTTGATCCGAAGTTCGTTGCGGAGCTTCTGACAACAACGCAGACCGTCGCAAGAAATACCGTTACCGACGGCGGAAGCTATGAAACGGTAACGTCAAAAATGTTCCTTCCGTCCACCACGGAAGTGGGGCTTGCGAATGAAAACAATATCGCAGAAGGAACGCTTCTTGCGCTATTCAGCAACGACGCTTCCCACGTCGCTTATCCTACGGCGCAATGCGTGAGCAATTCGGAGTACACGAACAGAAATTTCAGCACGTCAAAGGGCTGTTATTGGTGGCTTCGAGCGCCTGATTCGTCGAACGCCAACATCGTCCGTATCGTCTATTCGGACGGCTCTTTGTACTACGCCTGCGCGTACTTCGGCAGCATTGGCGTTCGCCCGCTTTGTAATCTTAAATCTTCTATCTTGGTATCTGACAGCCCGAACAGCGATGGAAATTATACGGTAATCTACAATTCCGCGCCTTCCGCGCCGCCCAGCATTACCGCGCCAGCAACGTGTTACAGCGGGCAGAACATCAACATTTCTTGCGCGGCGGCGACCGATCCGGACGGCGACGCGCTGACCTATTGTTTCGAGCGCTCATACAACAGCGGCGCGTGGACACAGGTTCAAGCGTCCGCAAGCAGGACGTTCACGGAAGCGGTATCGACCGCGTGGAACACGTTAAAATACCGCGTCCGCGCAAAGAACAGCTACGGCAATTATTCCGCATACACCACAAGCGGAGATATTGCCGTAATCCATAACCAGCCGCCCGTGATTTCCGGCAGTAATGCCGATCTTGGGATCAAGCGCGCCGATTTCACCTATCAATACAGCGTAACCGATCCGGACGGCGACACGGTGAACGTTGTTGAAAAGATCGACGGAAAGACAATCGCGACGAAGAACGCGATCACGCTGGGCGCGACGCAGACGCTTTCCGTTTCCGGAAACACCTTCACGGCGCTTACGAACGCAAAGCACACGATCACGATTACGGCGACCGACAGCGCGGGGAATAGCGCCGTCCGGACGCTGACGTTCACGAAGTCGATTGCGGGCTTCGTTATCACGCTTTCCGCGCCGCTGGAAGCCAACAGCCAGCCGACACGCGCGAATATCAAGGTAACGCGAGATATTCCGGCGGGCGGCACGTTCAAGGTTGAAGCGACGAACAATCCGTTTGACGCTTCCCCCGTTTGGGAGGATTGCACGAACGCGGTTGTTCAAGGCGTTGCACACGTTTTCACAAATAAGATCAACACGGCGGCACAGTACGGAATGAATATCCGCGTAACCGTCCAGCGCGGCGACGCGCTGACCGCTTGCTGGGTATCGGGGATCGGGGGGAATTTTGAATGAGCGTAATTCACAAGAAGAGCAACGGCGGAGCTTCCGCCGAAATTGAAAAAGAGGTTCGGGAAGTCAAAGCGGCGGGAGAGCAAACCGCCGCTTTGCTTGCCCTATCCTTCAAAGCGCAGATCGTGCAGGATCGCGCCGCCGGAACGAACGTCATTTCCGACGCGGCGATCCTGCAATCGGCGGAAGTGATCGAATACGACGAATACGTCGACAATCACGCTTACAACACCGTCGGCGAAATCATCAAGCACAACGGGCGGTATTACGAGATCAAAGCGGCGCACACGTCGAACGCGGCGGCTTATCCCGTTGAAACCACCTTCGCGTACTATCGCTTGATCGAGCTTTCCGCGACCGGAACGCTTGACGATCCGATCCCGTATCCGGAAACGGCGGGGATCGTCGTTAATGTCGTTTCCGGCTTGTATTACAGCTACAAAGGCGCGGTATACCTTGCAAAAGCAGATATGCCGAATTGCGTTTATCCGCCGGACACGGCGGGCTTGTGGCAATGGGAAAAAGTAACCTAACGGGAAGGAGGATCAACGATGGACACTTTCACAACGGTTCTTTCCGTCTTTTCTACCGTATGCGCTATCGTGTTCGGCTATATCGCTTTTGTTCGTAACAGGGACAAGGACAAGGAAAGCAATGTGAAGCACGACGCGACCGTTTTAACCGAGATCGGATACATCAAGGCGAACACGGACGAAATCAAGGCGGAGCAGAAGGAACAGAGAAAGACGAATACGGAGTTCGTAACGCGCTTGACCGACGTTGAAGCGTCGGCGAAACAGGCACACAAGCGGCTTGACCACATCGAAAAACGAATGGATCAAGCAGAGTAACACCAGCGACGGCGGGGGCTTCCCCGCCGCTTCTTCATTGCAAAGGAGGGGTCAGCAATGAGCAATAGCAAACTTATTTCGTGTACGCTGATTTCACCGAACAAGAACAGCCCACGAAATCACAAGATCGACACGATCACAATTCATTGCGTCGTCGGGCAATGTTCCGCCGAGAGGATCGGCGAAATCTTCAAGCCGACTTCGCGACAGGCGAGTTCAAACTACGGGATCGGCTACGACGGGCGGATCGGGCTTTACGTCGATGAAGCCGATCGTTCGTGGTGCAGTTCTTCGGCGGCGAACGATAACCGCGCAATCACGATCGAGGTTGCAAGCGACACAAAGCACCCATACGCCGTGAATGATAAAGCATACGCGGCGCTTCTTGATCTTGTCGAAGATATTTGCCGCCGGAACGGGATCAAAAAGCTGGTATGGAGTACAAGCAAGGACGACCGCGTAAACCACAAGAACGGGTGCAATATGACCGTTCACAGGGATTACGCGAACAAGTCTTGCCCCGGCGATTATCTGTATAACCGGCACGGCGAGATCGCGGCGGAGGTAAACAGGCGGCTGGGCGTTCCGGCGGTGGAACAGAAGCCGGAGCAGAAGCCGCAGGGCGACGCGAAGAACCTTTACCGCGTCCAGCTTGGAGCGTTTGAGAAGAAGGACAACGCAACAGCGTTCGCGGCGAAGCTGAAAAAGGAAGGCTTCGATACGTACATCGTGCAGATCGGCAAGTATTACAAGGTTCAAGTGGGCGCGTTCGGCGTCAAGAAGAACGCGGAAGCTATGCTGGAGAAGTTGAAGAAGGCGGGACACGACGACGCTTTCATTACCTATTCCGGCACGTCCGGCGGGACATCGGAGCGGAAGATCACAACGGGAAGCAAAGTGCGCGTGAAAGCGGGCGCGAAAACCTATTCCGGCGGAAGCCTTGCTTCCTTCGTCTATTCCCGCGATCACATCGTCAAAGAGCTTTCCGGAAAGCGCGCCGTGATTACCTACGGCGGAACGGTTGTCGCGGCGGTGAACGTCGATGATCTAACGCTTGTTTAACACACGCACAACGCACGGTATGCGTTACACAACGCGCGCCGTGCGTTAATTGCGCTATGAAAGGGGGACGCAATGAAAAACAAACCTTCGAGCGGGAAGCGGGTGGCGAAGCGCCGCTTCTTCAAGGCTGACGAACGCTTCGCAACGAAAGCCGTTATTGTGATCGCAATTACAACAGCGGCTTTCATCGTCGCGCAGTACGTTTCATTCCTTATCACGCGGCAGGAACAAACCGTTCTGATCGAATGGTATTTCCGCGCCGTCGTGATTGAATGCGGCGTAATGATGATGAAGCGTCTTGCCGAAGTAATCGTCGGCAGGATCAAGAAAAAAGAAAAAATCGACATAACAGAAAGCGAGGATACAAACAATGACTATTGATCTTACCAGCATTGCAAACGCCGTGATCGCTCTTATCGCGGCAATTATTACCGCCTTCGTGATCCCGTGGGTCAGAAGCAAGACGACCGCCGCACAGTTTGAGAAAATCAAAATGTGGGTAACGGTTGCCGTCGAAGCCGCCGAACAGCTTTACACCGGAAGCGGCAGGGGCGCAGAGAAGAAAGCATACGTTGTTGAATTTCTGAATAGCAAGGGCTTCAAGATCGACGCGGAAACGCTGGATAAACTGATCGAAGCCGCCGTCTTTAATCTTCCGGACTACTTCACTATTTCCGGCATTCCGGCGGATACCGACAGCAACAAAGAGTAATTGACCGCGCGGCGGATCGCGCTTCCCCTTTCAGCCTTCCGCCGCATAAAGAACAATCCCCCGTGCGGGCTTTTGAGCCTTGCACGGGGGATTTTTTTGTTTGGTTCATTCCTTCGGCGGTTCGACCGACGCTTCCGACGGCGCGGCGGTTTTCCCTTTAATGAGTTGATACAGCTTCTTACAGCCGACCGCAATTCCCTTGAATAGATAGTAATAAATCTTGTAAAACGCCCACAAGAAGAAGTACAGACACCAGCCCGCGCCGATAATCATATACCACATCAAATAGAACATTCCGGCGAAGAGCATAGCGAAGCACCACAACGGCGCGTTTCGCTTATTCACACGCACACCGAAGCCCAGCCGGAAACCGGACATCTTCTTCAATGTCTTTGTAAAGCTGACGAACATTAGAGCAAATCCCCCTTCTTAAATGTAAATTTTCAAGGCAGAATTCGCCCATTCTGACCTTTAACACAATTATACGCCCGTCATGCGCTAAAATCAAGAATAAAGCGGAATATTTACACACCGTTTGCAAATAATCAGAATGAAGAGGGATCGCGGCGGCAATGAAGATATATGATTACAACGGCAAGAAGAACATTTGCGGCGACCGATTGCGCGAAGCGCGCGTCGTCCGGCGGCTACGTCAAGAGGATTTAGCCGCACAAATACAGTTGAAAGGGATCAACATGGAGCGGGACAGCATAAGCCGAATTGAAATCGGTACGCGCTTCGTATCCGACTTTGAATTGAAGATATTTGCGGAAGTGCTGGGCGTTTCGGTAAATTGGCTTTTAGGTATAGACGAATAACGGCGGCGGGATGATCCCGTCGCCGCTTATCTTTTATAGGCGCATAAAATACGTATTTTTTTCTCAAAACCTATTGACATATACGCATTGAAGGCGTATAATAGTAAATGTAAGGAGGACAGCAGATGAAAACAAAAGACCTTATCGAGCTTTTAGAACGAAACGGCTGGAAGTTCAAGCGGCACGGCGCGAACCACGACATATACGTGAAGGACGGTCAAAGGGAAAGCGTCGTAAGGCACAGAGAAACCGACGAAGAGTTAGCAAAAGCAATCATCAAGCGGCGCGGGCTGAAATAAGCCCGCCGCCCTTGGCGATAATATATAGCACAGTTTCAAGGAGGTATTCAGAATGAAAAACGCATATCCCATCGTTATGACGCAGGGAAAAGAGTTCATCGTGGTATTTGTCCCCGATTTCAATATCAATACGCAGGGCAAGGACGTTCCGGACGCGATCGAGATGGCGCGGGACGCAATCGGGCTTATGGGAATTGATATGCAGGACGACGGCGAAGCATTGCCGGAAGCGTCGAGCATTGCAAGCGCACAAGCCGAAGCGCCGTCCGGCGCGATCGTTTCGCTGGTTGACGTTGATTTCGCGGAGTACCGCAGAAAGAACGATATGCGCGTCGTGAAGAAGAATTGCACCATTCCTTCATGGCTTAACTTTGAAGCGGAGCGGGCTGGCGTGAATTTTTCCGCCGTCCTGCAAGCGGCGCTTAAAAGCGAATTGCATATCACAAGCAGATAATCAGAGAGGGCGAAGGGCGGCAGAAATGCCGCCCTTTTGTCATATTCGGAAGCTGGAGGAAGGAAGAATGCACAAACACTTGACTTGGACAGACCGCCTAAAAATCGAAAAAGGCTTGAAAGAGGGCTTGAAGCCTTGCGCGATTGCCGACCGTCTGCACGTCCACAATACAACGATATACAGAGAGTTGAAGCGCGGACGCTATACGCATTTGAATTCCGACTTGACGACCGAAGAACGCTATTCGCCGGAGATCGCGCAACAGCGCTATGAAGAGAACCTAAAAGCCAAAGGCGGCGAATTGAAGATCGGCAACGATTACGAATTATCCGCCTTCATCGAAAAGAAGATCGGCGAAGAAGGCTATTCCCCCGCCGCCGTCGTCGGAGAAATCAAGCGGCTGGGGCTGACCTTCAAAACGGAGATCAGCGAAAAGACGATCTATAATTACATCGACAAGGGTATATTCTACGGGATCAGCCGCGAGAGCTTGCCGGAACACGGGGAGCGGAAGCGGAAGTATGACAAGGTGGAGCGGAAGAAAGCTGCCCGCGCGCCGCAGGGCGAAAGCATAGAAGAACGCCCGCAGGAAATCAACGATCGGCAGACCTTCGGACATTGGGAAGGCGATTGCGTATGCGGGAAGAAGCGGACGAAGGAAACCTTGTTCGTTCTTTCGGAGCGCTTGACGCGGAACGAAATTATTATCAAAATGCCGGATCAGACCGCCGCCAGCGTCGTGGCGGCGCTGAACAAGTTAGAACGACGCTTCGGGAAGAAGTTTTCACAGATATTCAAAAGCATTACGTTTGACAACGGATCGGAATTCATGGATTGCGCCGGAATTGAAAAATCCGTCTACGGCAAAGACCGGAAGCGCACGAAGGTTTACTATTGCCACCCGTACAGCGCATACGAACGCGGCACGAATGAGAACATAAACAAAATGATACGGCGGTTCTTGCCGAAAGGAACAGACTTCCGGAAAGTAACCGCCGCATATATTCAGCGCGTCGAAACGTGGATCAACAATTACCCGCGCGAGATTTTAGGCTTTGAAACGTCCGGATCGCTCTTTGAAAGATACGTCGCCGAAGCCGCTTGAAGCCTTCTGAAAAAATATTTTAGTTTTTTCTGCTTTTACTCTTGACTTTTGCGCGTGTTGAGAGTATCATTAAATGCAGAAGAAACCGTTACGGTTTTTCCTGCATTATTTTTTTATCCGAAGGCAGGCGGAAGGAGGTTAAAACATTGAACGGATACAGTTATTTGACGCTGGAACAGCGCCGCGAGATCGAAAGAATGTATGCAGAGGGTGAACGCGTTGTTGACATTGCCGCCCGTCTGAAAAGGAGCGCCGCCGCTATCTACGAAGAGTTGAAGCGCGGCTATACGGGAGAGTTTGACGGCTACGCCCGCCCGAAGTACAGCGCCGATCTTGCACAAGCGACGGTGCAAGAGAATTTCCGGCGCAGAGGAAACCGACGCGGCGCGAATTGCTGAAATACGAAAGGAGCTATTCAATATGAAAAAAGGATTTCACGCAAAGGAGTTCGACGGAATGACTTTCGGAATGGAGGTTGAAACCGGAACGAAGGCGTATGAAAACTTCAAAAAATCCGTGAAGGACGAAACGGCGTATTCGATATTCGGCGATCCGCTTCAAGTGCTGACCGTTCCGCATACGGCGGTGGCGGCAATCATGCAAGAAGCACATTGGCTTGTATCGGAAGGAAGGTACATCAATAAGTTTTATATCGAAGGCTTCAAAAGGAACGAAGAAATCTATATCAAGTATTCGGACGTTCCTATTGATTTCAGAACAAGAAAATGGGAAGGGAGTGTTTCGGAATGAGCAAAGGCAATACAACAGCGTTTGACGCTATCACGAAGGACAAGCCCACGCTGGCGGGCTTCCTTCGTTCCCTTCCTTGCATTGAAGCGCCGTGGGACGCGGCTTTTCAGAAGCGTTATTGCTCTTCCTGCACGGCGGAGAATTGCGACGCTTGCGCGAATGAGCAGTTCCGGAACAATCCGGAATGGTGGCTTTCCCTTCCGGCGGCGGAGGTGGAACAATGACGGCGGATCGGGCGCGCGGAGCGCTTGCCGTCCTGCAAGACGCGGACGGGAAGTTTATTTGCGAAGTGCCTTGCGGTTACATAGTCGAGCAGACAGCCAGCGCACACAAGCCCCGGCGGATACAGGCACAACGACGGCGGCGGGCAATGCTTCGCCGTCGCGTCGCCCTTACGGTTGCATTGCTGACCGTTGCCGCCCTTCTTGCGGCGCTTATGCCGTGGAGCGGGAGCGGTGCGGCGGACAAGCCGAAGGACACGACCGCCGGAACGCTTGAAGAGGTACACCAGCCGACCGCTGTTCTTCTTCCTTCGAGCGGGACGGTGGCGGAATATGTGCCGAACGCGGCGGAGGTTGAAGCCCTTGCAAAGCTGATCTACGGCGAAGCGGGGATCGTTCCTTCTACGACGGAGCAAGCGGCGGTTGTATGGTGCGTTCTGAACCGCGTTGACGATCCGCGCTTCCCCGACACGGTGCTGGAGGTTATCGAAGCGCCCTATCAGTTCAGCGGCTACGATCCCGAATATCCCGTGAAAGAGGAATTCGCCCTTCTTGCGGCGGACGTGCTGACACGATACCGCGCGGAGCGGGACGGCGAAGAAAACGTCGGGCGGGTGCTTCCGGCGGAATACTGCTTCTTCACGGGCGACGGGCGGCGCAATCACTTCACGACGGAATGGAAAAGTACGGATTGCTTCGGCTGGACGCTTGAAAGCCCGTACACAGATTGAAAGGAGCGGCACACATGAAGGACAACAAAAGCGGCTGGCAGTTCCCGAAGGCGCTTGAAATTATCAAGTGCAAGGAAGGCAACAAAGAGTTTATGAAGGAGCGTCCGGCGCGTCGCCCGTTCGGAAACACCGTGCTTATTTGCGAATATCCGATCGACGACACGGCGGCGGAAGAGCCGAACGCGAAGTTGATTACATGGCGGCTTGCGAAGCGCGCCGCGCGGGACTTCTTGCGCGTTTCCTTTATGCCTTCGGCTATCGTATCGGCGGCGACGCATGGCGGGAAAACCGCCGTCCGCGTCTACGGTAAATATTAAAACACACGAAAGGAGCTATTCAATTATGTTCAGCAAGAAAAAGACCGAATGCCGCGTTTGCGGCTATCGCTTCACACCGGAGCGGGAAAACATCTACACGGCGGAAGAACCGCGTTCTATGGCGGATATGCTGACGAAAGCGCCGACGCGCTTTTCGGCGGTTGATTGCCCGATTTGCGGTTGCCAAATCGCGCTGGCGATCCGCGTCCCCCGCGTTGACATTTCGGACAATGCGGAACGGCACGACGCGGACGCGCTCAACATTCCCGCTTCACCGTATCCGGACGGGGACAAAGGCGTTATGGCTTGCCCGAATTGCGGAAGCGGTGAATATCTGCACAACGCAGACGAAAACGAAAACGCTTTTTGCGGGCAATGCGGACAGGCTATCAAGTGGGGGTGCGAAGATGAAGATTAAAAGTATCGCCGCTATCTGCAAGAAGAACAAGAATATTGCAATCTTCGAGCGGTACAGCGACGACGGCGACATATTAACGCAGTACATCGGCGACGGATCGGCGGTTTATCCGGTTGTCGGGCTTCCCCAGCTTGACAAAGAAAGCCTTTTGACGATCTTCGACGTTCCGGAGAAAGACCGCGATAATTACTTCGTGAAAACGCTGGGCGTTCCGGTGGGTATCAGCTTCGAGGACACAGACGAAACGGAAAGGCACGTCGAGCGGGAAGGAATTTCGATCATCTATTCCGGACGAACCTTGAAGCCGATCCGCACAACGCGCGGGCTGGTATTCATCGAAAGCCGCTATCTTTCGCCCGTTGCTGACGTGCTGGACGTGCTGGAGCTTTACGAACGCCGCACAGCGGAGGGAGCGCCCTACATCGTCGCGAAGGCGGGCTTCCTGCTTCAAGCGGTGATTATGCCTTATGACGTTATCAATCAGCAGTTCGTGGAGAGCTTGCAGAGCTTAACGCGGGAATGCGAATTTTCCCTTTCTGAAAAGGAACGCAGGGAACGCGAAGCCCGCGACCGCTTCACATTCACAGAGCCGGAACAATGTTCCTTGAACGTCGATCCGGACACGGGCGAGGTTGTCGAGGAAAGCGAGGTGGCGGACGAATGAACGCGGCGCTTCTATCCTCTAAAAATATGTGCTGGTGTACGCCGCAAGACTTCTTCGACAAGCTGAACGCCGAATTCGGCTTCGTGCTTGATCCGGCGGCGACCGACAAGACGGCGAAATGCTCTTTGTATTACACGCCGGAAACGGACGGGCTTTCGCAAAGCTGGGATCGCGGCGGCGCGGTATTCTGCAATCCGCCTTACGGACGCGAGATCGGCAAGTGGGTTCAAAAGGCTTTCGAGGAAGCGCGGGGGGGGTATCCGATTGTTTTACTTATCCCAGCGCGGACAGACACAGCATATTTTCACGATTACATTTACGGGAAAGCGGAAATCCGCTTCGTGCGCGGGCGGCTACGGTTCACGGACGACGACGGGAACGCCGCCGATCCCGCGCCCTTCCCTTCAATGGTAGTTATCTATAACGGGGAGCGGGTGAAGGAATGAGCGATAAAAAGAAATGCCCGTTTTGCGAAGCGATCGCGCTTCAACGGTTCATTGAAGAACGCCATAGCAAGCCCGCAGGGTTCGGAATGGCTTTATCCGCCGCGCTTATTTCCTACGCAGTAGTAAACGGGCGCAAATGCGGACGGACAACGGATTACATGAAGGACGGCAAGGGCTACCCGCTCAATTATTGCCCTTCGTGCGGAAAGCGGGTGAAGAATGAATAACCGACAGGAAAAGCCACCCTTGAAGTGCTTGCTGGGCATTGATCCGGAGAAAACGCAGAAATGCAAGCCTTCGGAATGCGCTTCTTGCGGCTGGGAAGCGGCAGAAGCCGCACGGCGGCGGGAGTACGTGAAGGAACACGGCTTGACGCTATGCGCCGACGGCTTCCGGCGGCTGATTATCAAGAAGGAGAACGACATGGCGACACCATACAAGGAATGCCCGCATTGCGGCGCACATCTTGACAGCGGCGAAAAATGCGATTGCCGCGCGGCGGAAGCCGACGGCAACGCCGAAAAAGAATTGAAAGAGAGGACAAAGGACAATGACAATTAACGAGTTCGCGGCAGAGGTTCACAAGAACGCCGTTGACCACGGATGGTGGGAAGGCGAAAGAACGTTTCCGGAGATCGTGGCGCTTATTCATTCGGAGGTATCCGAAGCGCTGGAGGAATACCGCGACGGGAAACCGCTTCTTTATTTCCCCTGCAACGCTGGCGGCGTTTGTTGCGAAGAGGACGGAAGCGCGCATTGCGGAAGCCGCCCTTACGATCCGGAAAATCCGAACGCCCGTTGTTCCGCGCAGAGCAAAAAGCCCGAAGGGATCGCGGCGGAGCTTGCCGACGTGATTATTCGCGTTCTTGATTATTGCGCGTATGCCGGAATTGACATTGAAAACGTGCTGGAGGTAAAGCACGAATACAACAAAAGCCGCCCGTATCGGCACGGCGGCAAGAAGTGTTAATCATGGCGGAGCGGGTGAACCACCCGCCGCACTATAACGCGGGCGGGATTGAGTGTATCGACGCGCTGGAAGCCGCAACAAGCGGGCTTCAAGGTATCGAAGCCTTTTGCACAGCGAACGCGATCAAGTATTTGTGGCGCTGGAAGCTGAAAAACGGTGAAGAGGACTTGCAAAAGGCGGTTTGGTATATCAACAGACTTATTCAACGAGCGGGCGCAGACAGCGCCGCAGGAAAGGAGCTATTCAATATGAAAGAGAACAAACACGGCTTCGAGCCGAAACAGGAATTCACGATGGGCGGGATCGATTGGACGGTCATTCAGACGGGCGCGGATTGGGTGAAGTGCATTGCTTCCGATTGCGTCGAGGAACGCGCCTTCGATGAAGGGAACAAGAACGACTTTGCCGCTTCTTCCCTTCGCGCCTATCTGAACGGCGAATTCTTGCGCCGTCTGATTAAGGCGGGCGCGCCGGAAGAAATGTTCGAGTATTTCAACATCGACTTGACCGCCGACGACGGCTTGAAGAATTACGGCGGCGATCGCGTCCGGATCGGGCTTATCACTTGCGAGGAATACCGCCTTTTGCGCGGCAACATTCCGGCGCTTCCGGATCGTTGGTGGTGGACGGCTACACCGGACAGCCCGATAAATTCTTTCGTCCGCAGCGTCGGTTCGGACGGCTCTTTGAACTACATCAACGCGTGCTACGGCGGCATTGGCGTTCGCCCGCTTTGCAATCTCAAATCTGAAATCTTGGTATCGTACTTAAACGGCGAGAACGCAGAGGAACAGAAGAAGCGCGCCGAAGCCGTCGATATGATGAAGCACATTGCCGCCGCGTGGGACATCGACGCGGAAGAGGTTTTCGGGAGGGCTGACGAATGACAATGTATCAATTCATGGTAAATGCCTTTTATATGCTTTGCGGCGTTGCTTGCGTCGCCGCTTCCGTTGTGATCGTTTACATCGTTTTGAACGTGCTTTTCAGAGCGCTTCGGAGGGGCGGCGGGAACAATGGCAGATATTAAGATCGACGAAGAAATGCTTTTGCGCGCGGGGCTGGGGATCGGCTACGCGTTCGCGCCCTTCTTTCGGGGCATTTTAGAAGGCGTTGAAGATTACACGATCGAACAGGCGGCGCGGGAAATGCAGGAAGAACACGACGCGCAGGAAGCCGAAGAGGGCTTGAAACGTCCGGTTGAAAAAACGCTGATCGGCGATTGCCGGAAGTGCTGGTGCGATCAATGCGCGAAGCTGGAACAATGCGTTCACTTGCGCGAAGGCGCGCTTCCGGACGGGGTACGCCCGTTCCCTTGCGTCGGGTGCGCGGACGGAATGCGCTTCAAGCCTTGCGAAGAAGAACGGTGCGCCGATTTCGAGCAGGGCACAGGATTTAATAACGGCTGACAAAACAAAAAAAGAGAACGTCCGGTTGCGACGTTCCGGACGTTCTCTTTTCCTCTTACATAGCCGCAAAAGGAGCTATTCAATATTGAAATTATAGCATTTTACGGCGCTTTTGTCAAGGAAGGGCGGCGGGATTATGCAGAGGGTTAAAAGACGTATTTTTTCGGGCGTTGTATGTGAACAAGAGGTTTACACCGTATCCGATCGAACAAACATCAAGAAGGCTGAACCGCGACCGCGCTTCAAGGACGACGAAGAGCGCGCGCAACACCGGATCGGCATATCAAAACGGAAACACCAGCGGCTGGTTAATGAAAACTTTTCGCCGCTTTCCTTATATAGTACGCTGACGTTCGACGACGACAGCGAAGTTCATACATTCAGCGAAGCGCGCAGAATACGCGACAATTACTTCCGGCGGCTTCAAAGGGCTTGCCCCGACGCGAAGATCATTATTTACATGGGGCGCGGCAAGTCTACGAACCGAATTCATTTTCACATGATTTCGGACGGCATACCGGAAGAAACGATCAGCGGCAAGTGGAACGACGGATCAGCAATCCACATTCGGCACTTGCGCGAACACAATTATTATAACGGCGTTGACTACGGGCAGGATTACACGGGGCTTGCGGATTACCTATTCAACCATTGGACACCGGAACAGGGCGGACACCGTTGGAAGGCGACGCGCAATCTTCGCCAGCCGGAGAAGGAAGCGCCGACGCTTGCACTTCGGACGTATACGGAAAAGAAAGCACCGATCGCGCCGAAGGGTTACAAGCTGGTGGAAGCCCGCGCGACAAAGTGGGGCTACATATATTATAAATATGTACGCGAACCGGAGAAACCGAAACGCCGGAAGAAACGCGAATAGCGGGAACGCCCGAAGGGGCGCAATAAAAAGCCTTGTAAATGTGTAAAGTTTTACGACCAGCGCTTTTCCTTCCGGAAGATTGATTTTATTTATTCCCCGTCGCCCGCTTTTCAGAGATCACGAACGCGCGCATTGTCAAGGGTGCGAAGCACGGCGAAGCCGCTTGCCCTTGATAATGAAAGCGCGGGAGTGATAAAAGCGGGAAGGCGGCGGGGATATAAAATCAATCGTGAATGATCGGTTCAGAACACGGATCGAGGAAGCCCGCCGGATCGCCGATAGATTTATTCCTTTAAGCCCGTTCCCCCCAGCGGGGGGCGGAGGGGGGAGAAAAAGAAAGAAGGTGAACAACGTATGCTTGAATTGAACAAGCTGTATAACATGGACTGTATGCAGGGAATGAAAGAGTTTCCGGACGGCTTCTTCGATCTTGCGATCGTTGATCCGCCTTACGGTATCGGCATAGACGGACAGAAGAAGCGCGTGTGCGGCAATCCGAAGCATAACCGGAAAGAGCATATCCGGAAAAGCTGGGACAAGACTATTCCACCGCCCGAATACTTCCGCGAATTGGAACGCGTTTCAAAAGCGCAAGTGATATGGGGCGGAAATTACTTCGTTCCGTATCTTGAACAAGGGCATAAAGGCTGGCTTGTATGGGACAAGGGGCAACACGGCTTGACAATGAGCGATTGCGAATTAGCATATACCAGCTTCGACACGCCGACGCGCGTTTTTGTCTGCAATCGCGTTGAATTGCTGAACGACGGGACAATTCACCCGACACAAAAGCCCGTGAAGCTGTATTCGTGGGTTCTTTCCCTCTTCGCCCGAAAAGGTATGAAGATATTGGACACACACGCCGGAAGCGGAAGTTCCTTGATCGCTTGCTATCGTCAAGGCGGGCTTGATTTCGTCGGCTTTGAGATCGACGAAGATTATTGCCGCGCGGCAAATGAACGGCTGGAACAGGAACAAGCACAAATCCGGCTTTTTGATCTCTTGGAGCAGGAAGAACGGAAAGCGCAAGCAACGCTTTTTACGAAATGAAGGGAGGAAACACAATGCAGGAAAAAAGGACGCTATATCTTGCCGGAAAGATCACGGGCGATCCGTATTATTTCACGAAGTTTTACAACGCGCAAAAGAAGCTGGAGGAAGGCGGCTTCATCGTCGTAAATCCGGCGCTTCTTCCGGCGGAGGGCTTCACGTGGGAAGCCTATATGCGTATGTCCGGCGCTATGCTTGCAGAGTGCGCCGAAGTCTGTTTTCTTCCGGACTGGAAAGAGAGCAAAGGCGCAAAATATGAATTCGGCGAAGCAATAGCGCAGAACAAGCCGTTTTTCTTCTTCGCTGATTGGGAACGGGAGGGATCACAGAATGCAGAAAAATAAAATGCCCGTTCCGACGGAAGCACAAGAGCAAATGACGCTGTTTTCGTGGGCGGCTATGCAAAGCGGGAAATATCCCGAATTGAATTTGCTTTATCACGTCCCGAACGGCGGGAGCAGACACAAGGCGGAAGCGGGACGGCTTCGGGCGGAGGGCGTGAAAGCGGGCGTTCCCGATCTATGCTTGCCCGTCGCGCGCGGGCAATATCACGGGCTTTACATAGAGCTTAAACGGCAACGCGGCGGCAGGACAAGCGATCATCAATCGGAGTGGCTGGACGCTCTTTCGGCGCAGGGCTACAAAGCCGCGCTTTGCTACGGCTGGGAACAGGCGGCGGGAACAATTATCGAATATCTAACCGGAGGTGGCACACATGACTAAAAAGCAAACAGAGCTTTCCGAAGAGTTGCGGGAAGCCGTATTTGAAGCCGCGCGCGCAGGGGCGGCGGAAGCATACACACAGAACACGGGGTACGTAAATTACTTCAAGGCAATGGAAACATTGCTGTATAACTACAAGAAGCTGGCGGCACTTGTAGCCGATGAAGAAGCGTATTGCGAAGTTGAGTATCACGCGGGACGAAAGACGTTTTCAACGACACCACAGGCAAAAGGCTTTATTCAGCGCAAGACGGAAGCGGAGATCGTCGAGGAAATGCGAGAGGAAAAACAAAAGCAGTTCAAAGAAACGAAATCCGGCTTTGACAGCTTGACACGCGCTATTTCTCTTTTCGAGGGGCATAAAGAATTCGTTGTGATCCGGCTTTACTATTTCGGCGAGGACATCAACGGCAATCCGCGAGAGGGCGGAACGGCGACGTGGGAAGAGATCGCAGAAGAGCTTTCAGACGCGGGCATTCTCAAAGAGATAAAGACGGCGCGCCGCTGGCGGAACAAGATTGTCAATGATATGGCGGTATGCGTATTCGGCATTCCGGCGGCGGTATCAGCGGCGACATACCGGAAAGCCGTTGACAAATGACCAAAACGCGACCAAACAATGCACCTTGTCCGCGACGCTTACGCGTGATATAATAATTACGCTGAATTATTGCGAATTGAATAGCGCGGGATAAAGCCTTTTGTGTGAATGCGCGGAAGGCTTTTTCTTTTACTCTTTTGCACAGACTTTTCCACAGGAAGGAGGATAACCGCATGAAGCCGTGGGCGGAAAGGTTTTACAATTCGGACGCTTGGCGTTCATGCCGCGACAGCTTCTTGAAGTCGAAGGGCTACTTGTGCGAACGTTGTTCAACGCCGGACGATCCAGTAACCGCAAAGATCGCACATCACAAAACATACTTGACGAAGCAGAATATCAACGATCCATACATAGCGCTTTCGTGGGATAATCTCGAAGCGCTTTGCCAAGATTGCCACAACAAAGAACACCACCGGAACGACAAGAAAAAACGGTACGCATTCGACGAAGCGGGAAACCTCATATCCCCCCCTATTCGTTCAAAATTTAGGGAGGGTTCGACACCGAGGACGGGAGATTAAAAATACTCCGCAGGCGCGCGCATAACGGGTGTACGCGTTTAAGGGGTGTGGGTTGACCGGAAAAGGGGGTGATATTTATGGCGACAAAGAAGGACTTGACGAAAGAAGAAAAGATCAAGCGGGAGTTTTCCAGATTGAAGCGCATTTTCAAAGACTTGGATAAAAACAAGTTGCAGACCGTCGAAAGCCTTATCAAGAACGCGGCGTTCATGGCGGTATCACTTGAAGAATTGCAAGAGATCATCAACGAAGAGGGCTACACCGTAGAATACCAAAACGGCGCAAATCAGAGCGGGACGAAGCAAAGCGACGCGGTGAAAACACATATCGCCATGACAAAAAATCACGCCGCAATTATCAAACAGCTTTGCGATCTTGTGCCGCCGGAGAAGAAAAAGGAAAGCCGTTTACAGGCGTTACGGGACGAATAAAAATGCCCTTTTCAAATTACATTTACGAGTATTACGACGGCATTTCTTCCGGAAATATAACCGTCGGCAAGTGGGTTCGCCTTCTGTATGAATACATCGTGAAGGGGCTTCAAGAAGGGCTTTTCACCTTCAACGCGAAGAAGGCAAACAAGGCAATTCGGTTCATCGAAAACTTTTGCCATCATTGCGAAGGGCGCACAGACCTTTTGAAGCTGGAGTTGTGGCAGAAAGCCGCCGTTTCTGTTATGTTCGGGATCGTCGAAGAGGACGGAACGCGCGTCTTTCGTGAAGTGTTTATTGTGATCGGGCGCAAGAACGGCAAAACGCTTTTTGCGTCCGCCGTCATTGCGTACATGGCGTATCTTGACGGCGAATACGGCGCGAAAATATATTGCCTTGCGCCGAAGCTGGAGCAAGCAAACATCGTTTACGATAACTTCTATCAGATGATTAAAAAAGAACCGGAGCTTTCCGACCTATCGAAAAAGCGCCGTTCCGATATTTACATCGAAGAAAGCAATACCGCGATCAAGCCGCTTGCGTTCAACGCGAAGAAATCCGACGGCTTCAATCCGCATTTAGTCGTGAACGATGAAGTCGCGTCGTGGCGCGGCGACGGCGGCTTGAAGCAGTACGAAGTTATGAAATCCGCGCTTGGTGCGCGCCGCCAGCCGATGATCCTTTCGATCTCGACGGCGGGTTACGAAAACGACGGTATCTTCGACGAATTGATGAAGAGATCGACCGCGTTTTTGAAGGGAGGAAGCAAGGAACGCCGCCTTCTTCCCCTGCTTTACATGATCGACGACGTGGAGAAATGGAACGACCTTGAAGAGCTTAAAAAAGCAAATCCGAATATGGGCGTTTCCGTTTCGCCGGACTTCTTCAAAGAGGAAATCGCCGTCGCCGAAATGAGTATGTCGAAGCGGGCTGAATTCCTTACGAAGTATTGCAATATCAAGCAGAATTCTTCCGTCGCGTGGCTTGATTACGTCGTTGTTGACGGCGCAGGAATTCACGCGAAGCTGGAGGATTTCAAGGACAGTTACGCCGTGGGCGGCATAGACCTTTCGCAAACAACGGACTTGACCGCCGCTTCCGTCGTGATCGAGCGGGACGGCGTTCTATATGCCTTCGCACAATTCTTTATGCCAGCGAACCGACTTGAAACAGCACAAGCGATCGACGGCGTACCGTATGACATATTCGTAAAGCAAGGGATCGTCAAGCTATCCGGCGAAAACCACGTCGATTACCGCGACGTTTACGAATGGTTTTCTATGCTTCGGGATCAGTACGGAATATATATCTTGAAGATCGGATACGACCGCTATTCCGCGCAATATCTGATCGACGACTTGAAGAACGCGGGCTGGCAGACGGACGACGTATGGCAGGGTGAAAACCTTGCGCCCGTGATCCGTGAGTTTGAAGGCGTTATCAAGGACGGCAATTTCAAGATTGCCGACAATAACTTGTTGAAAGCGCACTTCCTCAACGTCGCATTGAAGCACAACATGGAAACGCGGAAGTTCCGTCCCGTGAAGATCGAACAGCGGGCGCGAATTGACGGCTTCGTTTCCGTGATCGACGCGCTGACCGTGCGGCAGAAATATTATAACGAAATCGGCGAAATGCTCAAAAATGCGGGGTGATAAAAACATGGGAGTTTTTGAAACTATCTTCCGGAAGCCGAAAGCCGACTTGAAGGCGGAAGGCTATTTCAAAATGCTAAACGGGTACACACCCGTTTTCAGCAACGCGCCGGAAAGTATTTACGAAATGGAGCTTACGCGCGCGGCGATACATTCGTTCGCGTCCTTCGCTTCAAAGCTGAAACCGGAGATCAGCGGAACGGCGCAAAAGAACCTTGAACGGACGTTACAGTTCAAGCCTAATCCGTTCATGGATACATCGAAGTTCATTTACAGGATCGCGACGATCCTTTCGGTGAATAATACTTGCTTCATTGTTCCGATCGAAGATGAATTCGGCGGGCTGATCGGGTATTATCCCCTGCTTCCTCAACGGTGCGAAGTTGTCGAGTACAACGGCGCGCCGTTTTTGCGTTATACGTTCGGGAGCGGGCAGAAAGCCGCGATCGAATTTGAACGCGTCGGCGTAATGACGCAGTTTCAGTATACCGACGATTTCTTCGGAGAGAGTAACGCCGCGCTTCGCCCTACAATGCAGTTGATCCATACACAAAATCAAGGCATTATCAACGGCGTTAAAAATTCGGCTTCTATTCGCTTCTTGGCGAAGGTTGCAAATATGTTGAAGCCGGAGGACATCACGAAGGAGCGCAAGCGCTTCACGGCGGATAACCTTTCGGCGGAAAATCAATCGGGAATGGTGATCTACGACGCGAAGTTTGCTGACGTGAAGCCGATCGAAAGCAAGCCGTTCACGGTCAACGCCGCGCAGATGGCGCAGATCAACGAAAACGTGTTTAACTACTTCGGCACGAATGCGGGCATTCTGCAAAACAAATACACGGAGGACGAATGGAACGCGTATTACGAAGGCAAGATCGAACCTTTCGCGATCCAGCTTTCGCTTGTTATGTCGAATATGACGTACACGGCGCGGGAATTGTCCTTCGGGAACGCGATCACGTTTACCGCGAACCGCTTACAATACGCAAGCAATCAAACGAAGCTGAATATCAGCACACAGTTATTTGACCGCGGCTTGCTGAACCGCAACGGCGTTATGGACGTTTGGAACATGGCGCACGTTGAGGGCGGCGAGAAATATTATATCCGCAAGGAATACGCGGAAGTTTCAGAATTGGGAAAGGAGGTTACACCAAATGCCAAAAAAGACGGATCGGGAGTACCGAACAATGATCCAGCCGCTATTGATCCCGACGGCGGCGGAGAAGCGAATTGATACGGATTTCTACGTGGAGGGCTACGCAACAACGTTCGACAAGCCCTATTTGCTGTATGAGTGGGACGGGAACAAATATTACGAACGGATCGACCGGAACGCCCTTGCGGGTGCGGATATGTCCGACGTAATCATGCAGTATAACCACGAAGGAAAGGTGCTTGCCCGCCTTTCCAACGGGACGCTGGGCGTTGAAGCTAACGATAACGGGCTTTTCACGTTCGCGGACTTGTCGAAATCGCGCGCGGCACAAGATATGTTCGAGGAAATCAAGAACGGACTTGTTACGAAAATGTCGTGGGCTTTCCGCGTATCGGAAGATAGCTACGACCGCGACACACGCACACGCACGATCTTGAAAATTGCGAAGGTTTACGACGTTTCGGCGGTATCCATTCCGGCGAACGCCGATACCGATATTTCGGCACGATCCTATTTCGACGGAGTGATCGAAAGGGAACAGCAGGAGCGGCTGGAACGCCGGAAGAAACTTTTGAAAATCAAACTAATGACGGAGGTTTAACACAATGAGAATTAAAGAAATCGAAGCCCGCCTTGCGGCTATCAAGCAGGAGATCGAACAGCGCGGCGACGCTATGACCGCCGCAGAGATTGACGCGCTGGAGCAGGAAACCACACAGCTTACCGAAGAGCGCGCCGGACTGATTGCCGCCGCCGAGAAGCGCAACGGCATTCTTGACAATATCGCGAAGGGCGCGGGCATTGTTTCCCGTTCCTTCCAGCAGAACAACGGCGACGACAACGCCGCGCCCGATGATCCCTTTGGTACGCCCGAATATCGTTCCGCGTGGCTGAAAAACATTCGCCGCCTTCCGCTGAACGACGCAGAGAAGCGCGCATTCAGCAACGCCAGCGGCGCGGGTGCGGAGGTTATCCCGACGCAGACCGCGAACGAGATTATCAGCAAGGTAAAGACGCTTGCGCCTATGCTGAATGAAGTTACCCTTCTGCACGTCAAGGGCGCTGTAAAGTTCGCGATCGAAGGCACGAACAACGCCGCCGCGATCCACACCGAGAACGCAAGCATTACCGCCGCCGCTGACACGCTGACCACCGTTTCCCTTTCCGGTTATGAGATCGTCAAGCTGGTTCAGATTTCCGATACTGTAATGACTATGAGCATTACCGCGTTTGAAAGCTGGATCGTCAATATGCTGGCGGAAGCTATCGCCCGCAAAGTCGAAGATTTGCTTATCAACGGCACGGGTTCTTCCCAGCCGAAGGGCATTGAAAACGCGAACACTTGGGGCGCGTCCAACAGCGTTACCGTTGCAAAGACGGGCGCGCTTACCGCCGCAAACGTGCAGACGTTGATCGGGCTTCTGCCTTCCGGCTATGACCGTAACGGCAAGTTCGTTATGAACAAGAAAACCTTGTTCACAGACTTTATGCCGTTGCAGGACAACAGCAAGAACCACATTGTAACCGTTCAGAACAACGCGTACTTCGTGTACGGCTATCCCGTTCTTCTGTCCGATTACGTCGCGGATCACGAAGCCTTCTTGGGCGACTTCAAGAAGGTTTGCGCGAACCTTGCCGAAAATATCGGCGTGAAGAGCGCCTACGACATCGACACGAACAGCTACAAATATAGCGGTATCGCGATCTTCGATTGCGCGCCCGCTATCGGCGAAGCCATCGTGAAGCTGGTCAAGGCGACCGCCTAAAGCGGGAGGGCTGACAAATGCTTGACAAGGTAAAGCTGGCGTTGCGGTTGAGCGGGACGGCGCTTGACGGCGAAGTTTCCGATCTCATAAACGCGGCGATCGCTGATCTTCGCCTTGTCGGTATCAACATTCCGGCGGAAGCGGGATCGTCCAGTAAAACGCTGGGCGATCCCCTTCTTGATCGGGCGGTTGTGCTTTATGCAAAGGCGGAATTCGGCTTCAATGACGACGCGGAGCGTTACCGCAACGCATACGATTATTTGAAGTGCGCCTTGTCGCTGACGGCGGATTATATCGAAAGCGGGGTGGCGGCGAAATGAGATGGGGCGAACAAATAACCTTGATCGCGCTATCCGATCCTTCGCCGTCAACGAACGAACACGGCTTCCCCGTCGCCCGCATTGAAACCGCGACAACGGTTTTTGCTGACAAGAAATCCGTGGGCTTTTCGGAGTTCTACAAAGCGCAACAGGCGGGATATACAACGGAATTGAAGTTTGACGTTCATTCTTTCGAGTATGAGGAACAGCAGATCGTGGAATATCCCGTTTCAAGCGGGAAACGGTATCGCGTCCTTCGGACGTACACGCACGGGAACGGAGAATTTACGGAATTAACGCTGGTTAATCTTCCGGAAGCGGAAGGGAGCGGCGCAGATGGCTAAATTCACCGTAACAGGGCTTGACGACGTACAAGAAGCAATGCTTCGGAGGGACAAAGCGACAATGGAAGCCGTGCCGGAAATGCTGAAAGCTGGCGGCGAGGTTATCAAGAACGCGTTTCAAGCGGAAACAAAGAAGTTAAACAGTACAGGCAGAGGAACGGGCGATTTAACCGCGTCGATCAAGGTATCCGCAGTAAAAGAGCGCAACGGCGGAAAATACGTCGATATTGCGCCGACGGGAAAAGATCGGCACGGGGTACGCAACGCCGAAAAAGGCTTCGTGCTGAATTACGGGCGTTCAAATATGCCCGCGCGACCGTGGTTCACGGCGGCGAACGAAAAAGCGGCGGACGAAGCGACGGTAGAAATGCGCCGCGTTTGGGAGGAAAAGCAAAATGAACGTTGACAGCACTTTGAAAGCGTTGCTTGACAAGCTGGGCGTTCCCGTCGCCCGTTTGAAATATAACGGGCGGGCGGCTTGCTTTATCACCTATCAGCTTGTCGTGGGACGCGACACGCTCTTTTCCGACGATGAAGAGGGCGCACAGGAATACACGTATCAAATTAACATCTATTCAAAAACGGATTACTTCGCACTTCTCCAGCGCTTAAAAACAGCGCTGAAAGCGGCGGGGTTCTACGGAATAACCATCAACGCGGAAGTGTATGAGCAGGACACGGGCTATTATCACGTCCCCGTTGAAATCAAGTATATGGAGGTATGACAAATGGCAACAATCGGATTGCGCGATCTTTACCGCGCGCCTATTACGATCGGCACGGACGGCGCGGAGGAATACGGAACGCCCGTGCGAATGGCGAAGGCAATTTCGGCGGAGCTTTCCGTGGAAGTAGCCGAAGCGATCCTTTACGCCGACGACGGCGCGGACGAAGTTGTAAAAGAATTCGTTTCCGGCGAAATCACGCTGAACGTAAACGATCTTCTTCCGGCTGACCTTGCCGCCCTGCTTGGGCAGAAGCAGGACGCGGACAAGGTTGTTTACGGTGCAGACACAGACGAAGCGCCGTATTTCGCAATCGGCTTCCGTGCGAAGAAAGCGGGCGGAACGTACAAGTACATTTGGCTTTACAAAGTCAAGTTTGCCGTTCCGGACGAAAACTATACCACGAAGGGCGACAGTATCGAATTTACCACGCCGGAGATCGTCGGGCAGTTCATCAAGCGTTCCGACGGCTTGTGGAAGGCTGAACACGTCGCAGAGCCTACGAACAGCGTGGCGACGGCTTGGTTTACTACCGTTCGCGAACCGAATAACGCGGGCGGCTGATCGAAATTGAAAGGAGGAACGGCGGGGAGCTTGAAAAGGCTTCCCGCCTTATTCTGTTATGAGTGCAATTAAAGACGGACGCTTCCCGATCGTACTGGACAAGGAAAGACACCTTCTTTTCAGTTTGAACGCGATCGACGAAATGCAGGATAAATTCGGCGGCTTTGATCGCCTTGATACCGTGCTTTCCGGAAAGGACAGCATTAAAAATCTTCGCTGGCTTTTGACCGTGCTTTTGAACGAGGGTGCAGAGGACGACGAAGAACCGCTTACCGAAAAACAGGTGGGCAAGCTCATTCATACGGGCAATTTTGCCGAAGTGAAAACGGCTATCTTCAAGGCGTTTTCTATGGGCAACAACGGAACACCCGAACCGCCCGAACAGGACGGCGAGGACGACGAAGAGGACATCGAAAAAAACATGACGGCGGGCAAGGAATAATCGACCTTGCCCGCCTTCTTTATATCGGCGTAACGCTTCTTCGGTGGAGCGAAGCCGAAGTATGGCGCATGACACCGTATAAAATTTTGACGCTTTTCAAAATTCATCGTGAATTCAATCCGGATCGCTTCAAGCCAGTTCCGAAAGAAGTTGATATTGACGACGTGTTAGGGGGGATATAAATGGCGAAAGAAGAGCAGATCAAAACATCAATCGACCTTACAGGCGAAAAAGAGTATCGCGCCGCTTGCAATAGCATAAATTCTTCCCTTCGCGAAATCAATTCCGAAATGAAGCTGGCGACGGCGGAGTTTGCGGACAACGCTTCCGGCGCGGAAGCACTGACGAAAAAACAGGAGATTTTGCAAAAACAGCTTACGGAACAGGCAAAGAAAGCGGAAGCGGCGGAAGAAGCATTGAAGAAAATGCGGGAAGCGGGCATTGATCCGACCGATCCCGCCTATCAGAAAATGCAAACGAACCTTAACAACACAAAGGCGGAGATGGCGAAAACCGAAAAGCAGATCAAAAGCACTTCGGAAGAATTGAAAAGTTCCAAAGTGAATTGGGAAGCCGTCGGGGAAACCGTCGGGAAAGTCGGAAAAGCATTCGGCGCGGCGCTTGCCGCGTTAGGTGCGGCGGCTGTGGGCGCGGCTTCCGCTCTTGCAGGGCTGACGGTATCCGCTTCTAACTATGCCGACGACCTTATAACGCAAGCGACATTCACGCGGCAGACGACGGACGATCTTCAAAAGTACGCCTACGCCGCCCGCTTTATCGACGTAGAAGTAAACACGCTTACAAAGTCGATGGCAAAAAACATAAAGTCAATGGACAGCGCCCGCAAGGGTTCGGCGGAGTATGCTGACGCATACAAGAAGCTGGGCGTTTCCGTGACAGACGCGAACGGAGAGCTTCGCAACAGCAACGACGTTTATTGGGATTGTATCGACGCGCTGGGTTCTATTCAGAACGAAACGGAGCGGGACGCGCTTGCAATGCAGTTGTTCGGCAAATCCGCGCAGGAATTGAACAGCGTTATTGAAGCGGGTTCGGAAGCGTTCAAGGAATTAGGCGACGAAGCGGAACAAATGGGCTTCATTCTATCGGAGGACGCAGTAAACAGGCTGGGGGCTTTCAACGATAAATTACAAGTGCTTCAAGCCGGAGCGGAAGGGCTGAAAAACGCAGCTTCTTTGATCGCTCTTCCTTTTCTTGACACGCTGGCGGGCGAAGGTATCCCGATTATGACGAAGTTTTCAAAAGCCGTCATGGACGCGGAAGGCGACGTAACGAAGATGGCGGACGCGCTGGGCGAAGGGATTTCCGACGTTCTCAATCTGATTGTTGAGAAATTGCCGGAGTTTATCGACATGGGCGTTCAAATGGTAACGTCTTTGATTTCCGGCATTGTATCGAACGCGCCGACGATTGCTTCGGCGGCGGTGCAGATTGTTGAAACGCTGGTTGAAGGCATTGCGGAGCTTTTGCCGCTTCTTATTGAGGGCACGGCGCAGTTGATCGCGGGGCTTGCGACCGGATTAGCGAAATCGCTTCCGAAACTTGTTCCGACGATCGTTGACGTTGTATTGAAGATCGTTCAAACGCTGATCGACAATATCCCGTTGCTGATTGACGCGGCGTTACAGCTTATCACGGGGC